ATCGCAAATGTTAGCGAGAGGTACGAGCACTGCCTCGAACATCTCCTTCCTCATCGTCGAATCCCATCGCTTGCCATCACGCTCAATGCCGGTCTTGAAACCACCATCGACACACCCCTCCATCCACTTGCCGTAGTCCGTAGCATTCTTCCCCGATCCGAACTGCACCGACACCCCGTCGATCTCTCCGGCCTCCTCCAACAATTTTCCCACGGCCTTCTGAAACGCCGCCGTTTGCGGGCCGACGTTGGCCGCTGTCTTGATGTTGGCCGTGAATTGGATCCCCCTGGCCTTAGTGGGCAGCCCAACATTCGTTTCACGCTTGTTGAAGAGTTTGAACGCCTTCTGGTCCTCCTCGTCGAGAATGTAAGAATCGATCATCGCTTTAACCTTGCTAGCCGTCCACCGGTCCTGCCACTTCGTCGTCATCCACGACATTTCGGCGTTGTATTGGGCCTTCAGCTTGTCCTCGGGCAACGCTTTCTTCAACCAATCAATTCCAGTCTGTGGCAAAGCGATCAGAGGCGGCCGCTTCGTGTGATGTCTGTTGCAGACGCTGTTGTGTGCGTTCTCGGGACACTGCCTGCAAACCACCACTTGCGGTTCGCTGCTCAGTCCCAACAACATGCACCCAAAACCCGGCGTTTTTACGCATCCCGCACTACGCGCCGCCGCTGAATGAACGATGGTTTGAAAAGGAGGACTCAAAGTGACCTTGTGATCAGGGTCGATCATCTTCGGATCTCCAACTCCGATACAATAGTCAGCGACATAGTTGCTGACCAATTTGTTGAAACCATGCTGGAGCATGCCGCGCTGCACCGACTCAGGGTCAAGCAGCGGCTTATCGCCCGACACGACTGGCATCAAGAGTCCAAGGTCCTGCACCCTGAAACCCGCGGGGGCTGCCCCAGCTGACACTTTCATCGGCTCATCAGCTAGCGCTTGTTGTCTTTCTCTCTCGACACGCTTCCGGTACAGCCTAGATTTCAGCCTTAACGGCACTGCAATCATCGATCCGATCGCCAACCCAATCCCCGCACGAGGGCAAACCTTGCAAGCCAACGCAAGCGCAGAGCACGCTGCCAAGTCCAAAGCTGAAGCAATCGCCATGTCCGGCCCAAAAGCGGCTAGCTCGTCACAAGCGCGCTGTATCCGGTCCACGAGGCTCAAATCTGCGTCGGCACTGTCAACGCTAGCCGGGGCCCTAAGCAACGCCATAAGATCGAAAGCATGGGCCGCATCGCGCTCCGCCCATTTCTGGACTTCCTCGATTGCGATCCTCTCTACCGCATCCAATGTCCACAGCTTACTCTTTTCCACGTCGGCCTGAACGTTTCGCACCACCATCCGGACGGCTGTCAAAGCTCGGTTCACATCCACAGCTGTAATCCCATTCTGCATCGGCTGGAGCGTGCTCATTTTCGCGCGCATTTCATCACGTAGCTTGTTCTCCGCCGTATCGCGCCTGTGCGACTCTTTCACAGCAGCGCGTGACGGTCGCCCCGCACCGGCGGTCGTCGCTGAAGGAGGAGTGGGAGCTCCCGGAGCGCCAGATTCATGTTGAGGGTGCCCGCTGGCATCAAGAATTGTAACTTGATTCAAGAAGCGGTTCAATGCCGCCTGCCTGGCACCTGGCGCCCCTGTCTCCCCACCTACCTCCGAACTACTAACGCCTCGTAATGGTGTCGCTTCCTTGGAGCTCGATCCTAGGACCGCTGCCTGCGGCGCTTCCGGCGTCTTTCCCTTGTCTTGAGCCGACAGCTTAGACGGCCCAACCGCAGCCTCGAGCACCGATTGTTTGGTAGTTGTATTGGTGCTCGCTACTGCGGCCGGCGGAGCCGACGAGGACGGCGCAGACGCATTCCCTCCCGACGTGCCTTCCGGCGAAATCTCACTCTTGCCCTTCTTCTTGTACTTGACGAAGATGTCACTCGGGGTACCCGGTTGTTTAGCGGGGGCGACTGGATATCCCTCGACCATCCAATCCCCAATTAACACGGCACCTATCTGGGCTCCCTTGAAAATGCTGCCCTCGCGCAGGACCGGGGACCCACTGGGCACATCGATACGCTCATACATCCGAGAATATATTTCAACGGTGGGAGCATGGTTCCTGTCCGCCATCACGTCTAGAGGACCGACCACCGAAACCAGCACACAGCTGATTGCTGACGATTGTTCCTGTCTCGCAATGACTTTCGAGCCAATAACGGTCGCATGAAAGGTCTTGTTCTCCCCGATATTCTCGACCACCTTAGTGAAAGTGGGAGTAATCTCCAAACCCCATGGCCCATATTCGATCACCACGCCCCCCGCGCTTTTAACCATCGTCAACGAATCAGCACAAGAATAGTAAGAAGATTCCGCCCCGCTTTTGAGGGCACTGAAGTAGCTCCATACGCTGTATCGCTCCCGATTTTCTGACGTCACGTTCCTCGACGCGCGACGCTGCAGCTCCGCTTCCAGGAGTTCAAATTTCCCCCCTCTTCTCGCGCACATGTCAACGCTGTGGTGTCTATGAGATATTGGCCAAACCACCTCCGCTGAGGGGACATTAGCGTTGGCCGAGCTCGCTCTCACGAGGCCAATGCGGATGGACCGCTCAATACACCGACACCCGACGGTTGCGTTCGCATGGCGACAAAAAGAGACAACGCAACCCTCCTCCATTCTTGGTCTAGCCGTTTTCCTCGAGAAAAGCGTGTACAACGCGTCGCCCCAGCTTGCCACTTGGAAGTCACTGCCCGAATCCAGAGCAAAATTATTGCACAAGGTCACATAATCAGCGATGTCGGACTCACCGACGAATGCTAGCCTAAAATGTAATGAAGTGTAACCCTTGAACATACAATTGCCAGGACTCTTGTGCATTCCCCACAACGCAGCATAGACCCCGCCCGGCCTAATCACAAAGCTTATCGACGCCGTATTAGCAACGCTGATGGGCAGTGCTTTCTTCATCATTGCCCCCACCACCAGATCCTCATCCTTCGCGCGCATCTGACATCTCCTCGCATCCTTAGCCGCTGATGCGTTGTAGACGTATGAACGAGGACCGGAATCTGATAGCAGATAGCGATACAAGATAGCCTTCTCCGAAACGCCATACGGCTTCCCTCCTGGCCATAGCATGGTGCCAGCGACATCGGAACCCTCCTGAACAGCCGAAAGAGTTTTCCACTCCTTATCTCCCGTTAATGCTAGACATCCTTGCATGATCATCTGGTCGTCACATGACCAAAGTTCATCTATATTAGCGTCATCACAATGAAGAGCAGCCTTCAGTCTTCCGGGAACTCGCACCTCCTCAGAGATCGTACCCGGCGTTCCGCCTTGTCCCGCAGCCTCAACCGCTTCATCCATCGACCCCACAAGCCCGTCAGCACGATACACAACGTGAAAAATGAGCATAACCATACCGCAAGCTAGAGCTTTACCTCCGACACGAGCCACGGTCATTTGTGTGACCGTACCGCACGAGAGCACTTGCCCGATCGTCCACATTTGATCTGCTGCTTTACCCACCAATGGTACAACGTATATGGCAAATCCACCAGCCCGGACATGATTAAAACCAGCCGCGCCAGCTTCTCTTGCCGCATTCGGGACCTTGACAGAATACAGAGCAGACACTACGACGTCCTCGATATTGACCCTCACTACTGGTACTATCGAGTCAGCGATGAGTTTGCTGTAATGCACAGTGTCCGTATATAACAAGCTAACACGCTCCAATCTCAGAGTAGCCTCAAAAGCGCCCTTGACGTAGAGACGAGCATTATCCATCCCGATCATCGATGCTTGTACGATATTTTTGTTTGAAACGAAAGCCACCGACTCGAGTCTGGGATCTTTTAGCAGTTGCGCTAATCCAGCCAACCCGCCCAACCACGCCAAATCCTCGCCAGCCGAAGCAACCGGTTTTGATACAACTGCAGACAAAAGCTTCACGGCATTGTCGAACATCATAGCTTCCGCACTTTTGCAAATATCGACATTCGCCCTTGCCTTAGCTCCGCTTGGCATCATAACCTGCCCTGTAAAGATGAGCCCCGGGTACCGCGGGATATTCAACACGATCTCACCATTCGTCGTCTCAACGCCGTGGTACCGTTCCCCGCCTTCCCCTAGCTCCGAGAGAATAGCATCCGTAGCGATAGCAGCGGTCACCTCCGCGCTGCGTAAAACCGGCGTAGCAACACTGGCTTGATGTATCGCCCTCTTCAACTTCTTCTCATTCTTCTTGGCATTGTCCGCATTCGATTCGGCCACCCTCCCCCTCAACTCCTCGATCCTGTTAACGGTTCGGGCGCGAGCTAAAGAGATTTTAGCAGCCCTAATCCGCATTCCCGCCGCCAACACTCTCTTCGCAGCATCACGTTTGAGTGCTATGTCGTTTGCAGCGATCCTGCCTACCCTGGAGACAGGCGCTTCTACCGTCATCTCCCCGCCTGCTTCTAGCACGGCGGGCTCTGGGTTATCCAGCGCCAAGACCGACAAGTCCTCCCAACTCTCGCCCACGGCATCGGTGCGCGCAACCGCACCATCGTCGGTTGACTCAACAGGAAACTCAACAAGCTCCTCAGGGGCGGCAACGTTCCCCTGATCGCCAGATTCAATTGGAACCTGGGGGGGAGAAGCAGCCTCCGACTGCTCTCCTCGTACCTCGCCTGGTTCTCCTGCCGCGTGGTCTTCCGCGACAACTCCTAGGGACGCGTACATATCCCTCAGAATGGCCGCTTCCCTTTCTGCGTCAACCCCCTGCACACTAGGCGAAAAGCGCTCAATATTCTGTGTGTGAGCGCCTCGATACCGATAGAACTCCTTCTGAATCGGCGCCGCGTGGCATTTCCCTCGCAAGTGCAGCTTCGCTAGCACTGCTTTTTCGTGAACCGTACCTCTCCAGAACCCCATAATTGGCCCCGTCCCCTCCACGCTTCGGAAGGCGGAGACGAGCCACTCCTTGTGGTGCATCCAAGCAGCACGGATGAAGTTCCAATGGTCAAAATAGTCCACGTCCCTGGGGGTGCTGTCCGGATACGTCAAGCGAAAAATCCTCCGCATGCCGTCGATTATCCGGTCCACATACTCATCCTGACGTCTGATATACTCCTTCGAAGAGCAATCTACGAAATCAGGATCACGTTCGTACGAAACACAATTCAGCTCCCAACGCAAGTAATGCTCCCAATCGGGTTGAGACAATACAGAGTGCACGTGGTCAATCAACTCGCGTTTGTCGGCCAAGTACTTCTCTTTTTCCATCTTGTCTCTCGCCCTCGCTGCTCGCCTTCGCGAACCGCGGGACAAGCCCGAAAGGAATCCACCAAATCCGGTGCACTCATTATTAGAATCCATATCGTCGTGTTCGTCGTAGTAGAAAGGGGTGCAGAGGTCCATAC